TCAGGGGGCGTGGGCTATGGTGTTCGGATACCACTCCGAAATGGTCATTGCTGCATGTGCATGGGCCAATCGCCAGTGATCCTTTGGAGTGCTGTCGGGCCGATCGGGTAATTTAATATGCCGGTCGGCCGCCCTGATCGCAAACCAGAGCCCGCTGCCCCAGCCGTTGTTGAGCGGTGGCTTATGAAGTGCTGGTGAAGTAATCACAATCACCCTCTTGTTTGTCGCACGTGCGTAGCCGATCTCGACCATGGTGCCATAGGCTTCGAGGTCTTCGAGATAGGCCACAACGACATCGGCCCGTGAGATGCCTTGCAGAGCTCCACGGTATGCGGCATTCTGAGCTCTATCGGGCGAGGATGAGCTGACGCCATTCAGGTATCCGTGGTCGATGCCCTGGGCTTTCCACGGACCTGAATACATGAACCTCGTACGCGTTCCGTGAAAGACCATTTCTTGCGGCGGAGCAATCAGCACGTCGGTTTCCGAGCTTTCAGTTCCCAGATTTCCGCGAGCACTGGATCTGGAAACGTCGAAGATTCGCCAGCAAGAGAAATGGCTGTCTGGCTTTTGATTGTCTTCAGGCCCTCCCATTTTGCCTGCCATGTAGATGACGGGAAGCGCGAGGTTCGCTTGACGATTTGCTTTGCTGCCTTGCAGCCAGTTTTCGACATCAACCTCGAACCAGCCAATGCTTCTGTTGCTCATCGGCGTGGGATGAGGAAACTTGTCCTGCCGCAAAAGCTTGTAGAGCGTTGACTTGGAAAGCGCTGTCCGTGCCAGAACCTCATCCATGGGAATGACATGCTTGGTGGAACGTAACGTGCTTTTCCTTGGCATATGGTCTCTCTAGCTCGGACGTCGGGTGAATGAAGCGCAGTTGATCGATGCAATAAGTATTGATTTTCGATAGTCGTGTTCAATGTAGGTGAGACTCTAACATTGCTGTGAAATACGAACGATTTTTATTTCGAGAGTTTCGCTTGACCACCTCTCGTCCTTGACGTCCTTGCCACACCTGACGCTTCGTGCAGTACCAATTTCGACCCCGTCGGTCGAGCTCGGGTTCTTCCGGCATGGGCTGGAAGAGCACACCAGCCGAGTTGTCGGATTGTTTGGCGAGCTGCATGAGAGGGAGCCAAGTCAAATGCGCTTCCACCGAACAGCAGGGCGGGCGCTGGGTAGCGAGAGCCGGCGCAGGCAAACGCCAAAGATCAGGCGAATCTGGGCCTGCGCGCCTATCGGCCCGTGATGACTGGAATGCATGGGCAAATGAAATATGCCCCGAGATGTGCCCTAGGAAGTCCTTGGATTGAGGTAGTGTTCTACGGGCTTCGGCGTGCTTTCAACTGAAGTCGGCGGAGGGAAAAAAGAAAAAGGCCGGAAGGTTATGCACCTTCGCGGCCTTGAATTTGGTCCCCCCGACAGGAATCGAACCCGTTAGCGCGTTATTTCGGTTCAGATTGACCTGAAATCACCTCTTGGCTGCTAGTCAATTGCAGCTGATTTCCTTGCTTTCTCGCCCTCATGTCCCACGCTATGTCCCACGGTAAAGAAGGTCAGACCTGACCCGCTTTCCGCTCGGAGCAGACAGACTGCTTGAGATAGCCTGTGGCTGCAATCGGACTAAAGCGGGTATGGCGAGGAACGATGTCTCCCAATGTCAGCAGCAAATCATCCGGGGTCCAATAGATACCCGGGAATCAAAACGCAGCTGTATTACAAAAATTAACTAGCACATCAATCCTAAGTATCATGTAACAAAATTCCCTTCACAGTCCTCAGCATCGACCATGTCACGCTTGCCAGCAGCAGAGCCCCCCGCCACTGGGTCAGTTGCCATGCAGGTGCGCACTGACCAGTTGCAGCTTCTGTTCCGTCAGTCCTTGCCGGCTCCATACGGTAGCGTCGGCGGGGCACTGGCGCTGTCTTGGTTGCAGTTGGATTTGGGCAACCGCAGCGTCATCACACCGTGGCTTATCACGCTATGTCTGGCCGCCATGGTTCGCCTTGCTCTGTTCCGGGATTACAACTGCCGCCTCGCCAGCCATCTTACGATTGCTCGTTGGGAAGGCGTGTATTTTGCAACGCTGGTATTTACATCCGGAGTTTGGGGCGTCGGTGCTTTTCTGCTCACGTCCAGCAACAACCTTCTTTCGCAGGTCATCACGCTCTTTTTTGCGGTCGGCATGGCAGGCAGTGCAATTTCTGCCTACTCGGCCTATCGCTACATGGCGCTGACTGCCGTCGGTCTGGTTCTACTTCCCACCACACTGTGGCTGCTCATCCAGCCTAGCACTGAACAGCGCCTGCTGGCCTTGACGTCCCTGGCGTTTTGCGCCTTTGTCGTGCGCGCAACTCGGGAGCTATCGCGCGCGTTGCAGTCACTTCTGCGGTTGCGCCGTGAGTTGGAGATCCAACACAGCATCGCCAGCAACGCAGCCCGTACGGACGATTTGACAGGAGTGAACAACCGTCGCGCTTTCAATGAAAAAGCCGAGACCATGTTCGCCTATACCCGGCGCTACGGAGTCCCTTTGTGTGCACTGTTGTTTGACATCGACCACTTCAAACAGATCAACGATACCCATGGTCACGCAGCGGGCGATAAGGTGCTGCAAGCCGTGGTGCGGCAGATCAAGTCGGCGCTACGTGAAGCTGATCTGTGCGGTCGACTTGGGGGGGAAGAGTTCGGGGTACTGCTCGCTGGCACGAATATGCAAGAGGCTGTGCAGATCGCAGAAAGGATCAGACTTTCCGTGCAAGCCATCAAGGAGCCCGTCAATGACACCACACTGCAAGTCACCATCAGCGTCGGGGTAGCCGAAGCGGACTCGGCCTGCGCCGATGTATCCACTCTATTGAAACAGGCCGATGCGGCCATGTATCGCGCTAAATCAAACGGCCGTAACCAGGTGCACAGCTGCTATGCCCAAGCTCCACAGGCTGCGGCGTTTCAGTAGTCTTGACGACCCATTCAGAATACAAAACCAATGATCTCAAGGACTCCTTCTGGCCGTTAGGCGACGGTCCTAAATGAGGCCCTCGGATCACTCTAACTGCCCGCAATGAATGCATCCAGCTTGCGGCGCTCTGCGCCCTGGTCTGCACCTTGAATCCATCGGCTGTACACGCGGAAAAACATCTCTATGGAGTGCCCCATCTGCATGGCAACCCAGCCGGGCGTGATGCCCGCCATCAGGCACATGGTTGCAAAGGTGTGGCGGGTCTGCCGGGCATCCCGGTAGCGCAGGCCCAGCGCGCTGACGGTAGGGCGCCACCATGCATCTAGTGGAATGTCAGTGGATCCAAAAGGCTTGCCCTGCTCAGTCTCAAACACATAGACAGCATTCCTGTGGCTGCTCGCTTTCTGGCGGCGCAATGCCTCCAGGGCATTAGCAGTGAGCTCCACCGTGCGGGTGTTGCCGGTCTTGGTCCCCTTTTCCTCGCCGCGTGTCCTGGCGGCATCGACCAGCATTTTTCCGGCCTTCAGGTCCACCTTGCTCCACTGCATCGCAATCTGCTCGGACGGCCGCATGCCCGAGAAGAAAGCGAGCTCGAAATAGTTGCGAGCCTGACCGGCAGGCATGGACAGGATGATCTGATTGACCTCATGCAGCGGAAACGGGTCTGGACCTGGCTTCTGATGGCGGCGCATCTGCACATGGTCATGCAACGGCTCTGCCAGGAGCTTGGCCTTGAACCCATATTCCAGCACTTGGCGCAACACGGTGGCCACGTTGTTGAAGGTCTTGCCATTGGACGGGAAGTCCGCCAGCAGCTTCATCAACGCGCGGTAGTCCAGGCTGGCCAGCCGCATTTCCATCAGCTCGTTGTAGTGGTAGCTGGTCAAGGTCTGCTCATAGTGGTGAAAAGTGCTGTGCTGCACTTGCGGCTTTTTCACGCGCAGCCACTCACCTGCCAACTGTTTGAAGGTGAGGGACTGCGCATCCTTGACGGCGCGCGGCGAGTCCGGGAAGTAGTCAGCCAGGGCAAATGCCCCGCGCTCGATCTTGGCCAGAATCTCCAGCCGCAGCCGGGCTGCGTACTGGATATTCGCTGGCGTCGGCGCCAGGTCCAGGCGCTCGCGCCCGAAGCCCTGGGCGCGCAGGTCAATCTGCAGGTGTGACTCCCGAACAATCACCCCCGTGGTTTTGGCTACTGCTCTTGGCATGTCTTTGCCTTCTTGCGGCCTCGGTTGCTGCGGACGCTGGGCGTCTTGTCGACCAACGCATAAAACCCGTTCATGTTGATGAGCTTGCGGCCCTCAAACCACTTCCAGACTGGCCCCTCTGGCCAGATGCCAGACAGCCCTGTGCGCTCGTTGAAAAAGGATTCCGGCAGCCCTGTTTCTGCGCCTGCCTTTGCGATGGTGACCCAGTTCGATTGATTCATGTTCATTTCTCCCGTTCTCAGGCTGCGGCCTTGTTCGTGCTGTTGATGTGGATGCTGATGGCGGCCTCGATCACCTCCAGGCCCAGGGACTGGGCAATGCTGTATTCCAGGCGGGCGCCCTTGCTGTTTTCCCAGCCGGGCAGCAGGTAGATGGCCTCGCAGCTCACCAGCTGCCACAGAGCCATGCGCATATAGCCGCGCCAGGAGCCGCAGGGCGGTGGCGGGTTCTCTGCCGGGTTCTCCACATGCCAGCCGCGCGCACGCAGCTCGGTGGCCTTGTCGTTGAAGGTCGGATAGTTCAGCTCTGGCAGGCCACTCATGGGGCCGGACAGATAGACACGCTTTGCGCTCTGGCGTGCCTGCATGACTTCCAGCATGGAGAAGATGCAGCGCAGGTCTTGCTTGCCCAGCAAAATCTGCCCCATGTGGCGCACCCTGTCTGCGATGTAGTGGCGCGCAAAGGCCCAGCCCATGGCGCCACCGCCAAGCAGGACCAGCTTTAGGACGATCAGCCGAATGAGGTTCAGCGTGTTCATTGCTCAGCCCTCCACGCGCTCAACGCGCAGCACGCCCTGGCCGCTGGCCACATGCGCGTTGACTTCTGCCTGGGTGGCATTGCCTGCCTTGACGCGGATGGTGGGCAGCAGGCCCGCGTCAGCCAGTGCTTCCACGTTGCTGGAAGCGTCGGCAGGAATGAGGATGGCGCGATAGCTATGCAGGGCTGTGATGTTCTGGTCCATGGTGTTACCTCCTGATGTGGGTTGGGTTAGACGGCATGCTTGAAAAGTGGGACAACCTGGGCGGTGGGCTCCAGCTCCAGCGACTGCTGGGCCTGGGCAAACTCAGCGGCAGCGGCTTCGCGCTGGGCTTTGGCTTGCTCGCGGCGGATGGCGGCAAAGCGCTTGGCCAAATCGGTGCTCTCGGCGCGCGTGTACTTGAAGCCAGCGGCCGGATTGACGGCAGCGCGGCTGGGTTCGGTGCGTTTTGCGGGCATGGCGAGTCCTCCTGTGATGGATCAATGGGCGTTTTTGAAGAAGTGCGCGGCTTGCTGGAAGCGGTTGGCTAGTGCTTGGCGCTGGTAGGCCGGTGAATCCGGGGTGAGGTGATTGGTTTTGACCTCAGATTCACGGTTGCCGCTGATGGAAATCTGCTCAGCGGCGGCACCTTGAAGGCGGCCCGTGAAGTTATTGAAACCAGTCCAAGCGGCCGGCAAAGCCGGCCGTGCCTGCGCCTCTTGGCCGGCGCTGTTCATGACGCCATCGGCGTCTGCAGCCACGCCTGTGGCGTGCGCTGCCTGGGGCTTATCTGTGCAGTGCGACCACGCAATGCGGCGGCTCACCAGCCAGTGGCCGCGTGCACGGCCTCGCTGAATCTCTACACCGCGCACCGTGCCCACGGTGAGCGGGTCGCCGTACATATTGGTTGCCCCGGCCTTTGCGGCGCGGCGGGCAGGGCGCAGCAGCCAGTCGTAGCGCTTGCAGCTGTGGCCGCCCATGCACTCCATGAACATGCGCCAGTCCGCGCGTATGGCGTTCTCTCCCTCGCCGTGGCGGTGGCAGGCCTGATAGGCGCGTTGAATGTTGAGCTGGGTTTCTGGGCAGAACAGGTCAAGCTGCTGTGGCTGGTCTTTGCTCACACGGCGCAGCTCGCGCCACACCGTCACGCTGGGCATGCCAAAGGCCTGGAACTGGCGAATGCCCCAGGTTGCGGCCCATGCATCTACACGGCGCTGCGCGGCCATGCCATGGGTGTCGGTGGGCGCAGGCTGGTCGGGCTGGTCAAGGCCCAGGCGCATCTGGATTTCCTGGCCCATCGCCACGTCCATATGCTCGGCCAGAGCGATGTGGCCCACGTTTTTGGCGATGTACTTGGCCACATAGCCCGCAGCGCCACCGCGCTCCATGCGCTTCACATCCACGCGGTTTTCTTTGGCGCCGCGTTCGTTGCCGTCTTCGCTCAGCCAATATTTGCGAATGGTGGCCACCAGGGCGCGCGCCTGGGCCTTGTCTTCTGTCCACACCAGCATGTGCCAGTGGGGCGTGCCATCGTGGTGGGGCTCCACCACACGCAGGCCATAACGCTTGATGTGCAGACGATCCAGCTTGGCCAGCACACGCTTCCACAGCGCAAGCATCCATTGCTGACCCTCGCGTGGGTCGGCGCCGTTGAACTTTGGGTTGCGCTCGGCCCAGCGCTTTTCACCGCCACCCACCAGCCGCATGGCGTGGTACTTGCTGGGCAGTGTCAGCGTCAAGAACAGGCCCACATGACCATGGGCGTCGGCATATTCCTCGGCGCCACGAATGCGCGTCATCAACTCGCCGCCACGAATGGCCGGGTTGGATGGCGACAGCGCCGAGAGTTCAGCCAGGCTGTAATGCTGGCCCGCTTCATTCTTGTAATACGTGCGGCCCAAGGCATCGGCATTGCGGGCCAACTGGCCCTTGCGGCGGTGAAGCCCGCTGTGGCTTACATAGCCGCCGCTGTTCAGATGCACCAACCCCATGTGGATGGCGCCAGCCTCGACCACACGGGCGATATGGCGGCGCAGACGGCGGCGCCACCAGCGCGCGCACTTGGCGCGGGCAATGTCTGATTCGCCTTGAATGGGCTTGCTGACCTCCACGCCCAGCATGTCCACAATGCGGCGCACCGCATTGACGCGTGCCTGCAAAGTGACTTCTGGGTCAACCGGCTGCAGCTTGGGAAAGCTCAGCGTAGTGCGGGCGTGTGCCTGCAAGCGGTTGTCAAACTCTTCCACATCCTCGGCCAGCTTTTTGGCCCAGGTGCAGATTTCGTCATCGCTCAAATTCAGGCGCAGCGCATCGCCATAGCGGTCTTCGTAGTCCGCCAGCTCTTGCAGGGCTGTCCAGGCCTGCTGTGTTTCGGTGGGCTGCCCCATCTCCCAGCGTGCATAGGCCTCAGCGTCCAGGGCTACGCCCGCAGGCGGGCAGGGTGCGGTCTTGACGAAGCGCGCACGAATGGCCCCTTGCCACTCCTTTGGTGCGGACTCGATGATTCGCTGCAGGTGCTGGTTGACGTGCGCCTGCTTGGGCAGATGGCGCAGCCACTCCCTAAAGTTGGTGGTGACGCGCTTGCGCGGAATGAGAGAGACAGCCATGGCGAACTACCAGAGGCTGGCCAGCGCGACGAGGCGGCCGGAATGTCGTTTTAGGGAGCGTGTCGCAGCCTTGATGGCTGCGCGCTCGGGCGGGGGCGTTTCGCGCCAGTCCCTGCCAACAAGGTCATGCAGGTTGCCGCTCACCTGGGCCAGCAGCAGGATGACCATGCGAAGTTCTTCGGGCAGGCTGAACCACTCCTGGTTCTCTGCATCGATATAGCCACGGCCTGATTGCTTGCGGTATTCCTTGCGCAGGGTGGCCCACTGCTTGCGCGTCTCCAGCGGCATGGGCACTGCATCGCTCTCACGCAGCGGGCCCCAGGCTTCCACAGTGATGCGCAGCAGTTCAACCGCCCCAGGCAGCAGCGCACCCGGCTGTGCAGATGTATCGGGCAGGCACTCTGCCACCAACACATCTGCGGGTGCCAGCTTGGGCGGCAGCATGACCAAAGCATTGCGCATCGGGGCGTTCATTCAGACCCTCACGCAGCTCATGAACCATGCGGCGCCGTAGATACGCACTGCGCAATCCCTGGCCATGGCGTTGTTGGGCGCACCGATCACCATGCGGCGGCGCACATGGTCCTTGTCGTAGTGAGTGATGGCAAAGCGGCTCATGCAATGGTCTTTCAGGTTTTTTGGGCGTGAAAAGGGCTGCAGGGCCAGCAAACTGGCTCTGTCAGCGGTATGGAAAAGGGGAAGCGGTTAGGGCGCTAGGTGCGCGGCGGGTCGGGTGGTATGCCTGCGAACAGGTCGCCCGTTACTGGCTCGGTGTGCTCGGGCACATGCTCTGCAGACCGCGCCACATCCATCTGCACGCGCACCAAGTCGCGGCGCACATGGGTGGATATGGGCAGGTTCACTGCCGGGTCAGGGGTGGCGCTGGGGGAGATCGTGTAGTGAATCTCCATGACCGCCTTGAACGTATGGCCGCACTCGTAGTTGGTGCAGCAATAGATGAATGTGCGAGTCAGCGCGCTGGTTTCAAAGCTGGTGCGCGAGTTGCAAGGCGACTTGCAATGCGGGCAGCGCAGGCGGGTTCTGTCACGCGGGATGCTCTTGGGCTTGCGGTCAATGACCAGCGGCGGCTGCTTTTTGGCGGGTGCCTGAGCTTGCCCGTTCGCGGTGTTACAGCCTTGCCCGGTTTGTCCCACAGCTTGAGGCTCCACCACGCCCATGCTGACCTTACGCACGCCTACGCCCAGGGCAGCCTGCGCAAAACTACGATGCGCCTGCAGACCGGGCTCTGCATTGAAAGGATCGTTTTCGACCATGGGCACCTCATTCATAGCTGACAGCACCCACCGCGGGCGTGGCCACAGCGCGCTGCTGTATGCGTTGGCGGTAGATCGGCATGCCCATGCGAAACACGGCCCGCGCAAAGTTGCCGGGGCGGCGCGATTCGTTACGGGCCATTTCTTCCACATCGGCCTGCTCTGCAGAGTGCAGGCGCATGGCGATCGGCTTTTCATTGACCAGACCACTGGCGGCCTGCCAGCGGCTACGGGCGGGCTGGGCCACATCGGCCTGCAGCGTCAAAAAGCCCTGCTCGCGGTACACGGCCAGACCTAGCAGGTAGACCATGCGCGCAAAGTTGCCCGCAGGGCGGTCCTCTGCACGGGCCAATTGCAGTACCTCGTCCAGCTCGTGCTGGCCCAGGCGGATGGCAATGGGCTTGTCCACCGAGCCATTAACCAAAGCTGGGCGCTGGGATGTCTGCAGGTTGACGGTGGTGGTCATGTACGATTGAATAGGTTGTTACAACATGAAAATGGGGCGGGCTTAAGTAATGCGCTATTCAACTGAACAATTGCTGCTGACTTCCAAGGTTCGAGAATTGGCTGTTAAGTTGGCTGCAGAGGCTTTTGAGCGAGATAAGAAAAAGGCCTTTGGCGCAAAAAGCGACAGCGACTTTCTTGACTTTCTTGAGTCCGGTGAATTCGACGAATGGCAGAGCACTTGGAGAGAAAACCACCCGATGGAGGATTTCTTGCAAGGGGCGTTGGATCGTCTTGAATCGGCTGCGGACTTCATTTTTAAAAGTCCACGAACTGAGTAGCGATACGAACAGCTTGGCGGCGCTCTATCTCGTCCGCCACTGCCTTGGCAATAAGGCTCAGCTGTTCCGCACTTTGTTCGGCACACGAAGGCTTATGCAGTTGTCTGGCTGCAAATCGAAGCAATGCAACATCAAAATCAGAGAGGCTTGAATGCAAACGAAGCTCATTCAAGGTGCAATTCCACGCGCCAACGATCAGCACATAGTGGCCAAGGTCGAAGCCGAAGCCCACGATGAATGGGGCGGAGGGGGAAACGACATGGTCATTGGAGTTCGCAATGAGGCAGGGCAGATCTACCGCCACTTCATTACCACCGGAATGGGCGAGTTCATGAATGCCATCTCCGTCCTCGAAGACCTCAAACTGCGGGATGAGCTTGTGGATGCAGTCGGAATGCGCGAAGGCTGTGACGCCATCTTTGCCTGAGTTGCCAGCGGCTGCACCCAATACGTCAGGGTGCAAGCTCCTGAGGACGTACTTGAACATGTACTGCAGCACTGAGGAGCGTTCCTGTGGGCAGACTCTTTCGTGGTTGCAAGCATCGCCTGCCGGGTGAGTGATGGTGGTCATGTACGATGAGAACTGAGATTTACAACGTACTAGGATTGTCGAGCCTTATAAGGTTCAGTGTCAAGGATTTATTGTGCCTTTTGATACCAGTAATGGAGAGAGACTGACCGAGGAACGACAGCGGCTTGGCGTCTCACAGGTTGAGCTGGCCGATACGTGCGGAATCACTCGCACCATGCTTAGTCGCTACGAGCGAGCAGCTGCGGAGCCTGGGTCGGGCTCATTGATAGCTCTTGCAAATGCCGGTGTTGATGTTTTGTATGTGCTGACTGGTCGGCGTGAAGGACAGTCTGAGGCAACGCTCAATGCTGATGAGCATGATTTGCTGAATACATGGCGAAACGGAACACAAGAGGGGCAAGCTGCCTTACAAGCCGTGGCCAAGCTGGTGAAGCAAGTGCACTCTATGTAGCGCATGCAGGGCTTTCTGCACGGATTACAGAAAAATTTCTAAACAATAACCAAATTGCCTGAGGGAAAAATCAATGCAAGAAGAAATTGATAATTTGTATGATCTGATAATACGTACATACAGACCTGATGCGCTTAATCCAGATAATATCTTGATAGATATTTCTGAGTATAAAGATAATATACGCCCTAAATATAAATGTGTGACTGCGAAAATTAATTACTGCAGTAATAGGATAAAGGGATACTATATTAATGGTAAGCGAGGTGAACGTATCAACGTTTCAAAGGATCATCCTAATGCTTTTATAGAATATAAAATTTGTGATTACATCAGATTTTTTTACTTGTCTGGGAATAGATGGATTGACTATACAGAATAGATATAGGTAATAATTTATCGCTTTTTTGATAGGGAAATATTACTTTTCTCTGTTTCAAACCAAATATTCAAAATGTTATGAGAGATTATGCTAATAAAAGTGAATCGAATGACTATTTAGGATATACTGGTTTAGTTGTTGGGGTCATCGGTACTGCTGTAACAGTCATATTCGCGATTAAGGATACCGCTGACTGGAAGGACTATTCACTAATCGGCTCCGGTTGGACGGCTGCGATCATGTTTGCACTTTTTATGTGGAGAGCAAATCGTATTGGTGAGAAAAATCATAAAAATATTGGTGAGCTGAATGGCGAGATAAAAGTCCTGAATGAGAAGATAAAGAATTTGGAAAATGAGCTGGTTCGTTGTAATGCCGTTAGTCATTACCTTGCGACGTTAGACAAACCAATTAGTGCTACACCTCGCGTAGTCACTGAAGTCACCCATGAGTAGTTAAATGACTATTAATCTTTCAAGCATTTCTTATTTCCCAACACTTCGTACCCGTGCAGCTGAACTCAGAGGGTTAAAAGAGTTGAATGAGGCTCGAAAGAGTCAAATCATTCCGCTACTTACTTTAGGGCAATGGCGTGGCTCAGGAGACTTGGGTAAGTCTGCGGAAAAGTGCGTAGAGGCAATGGATGGCCGCCCATTTTTCATGGATCTTTCATCTGATTCGCGTAAGGTTGAAGATCACTGGAACCAATTGCACTCTGGAAATAATGCGTTTGAAAACTGGCGTAATTTTGCAAAAGGCTTTAAAGGTGCAATACCAGTAGTATTAATACCAAGTGGCTCTCGTACTCGTGAAATCGTTCAGCAGGCCTCAGCAATAGAAAAGGAATATGGCTGCATTGCATTCCGTATTCAAGATTTTTCGGCACAAACTCCGCTGGTGGTAAGTGCAATCAGTGCATTGAGTGACCCAACAAAAGCAATTGTTTTTGTAGATTGTCAGTATATTCGGGAAGCGATGGCGGCATATGTGACTGCAGCCATTTCTACTATTAACCGCCTTCGCGAAGAGTTTCCTGCGCTACAAATTTCGGTTCTTTCTACGAGTTTTCCGAGTAGTACATTGCCATTCGCAGATGAGTCGAAGCAGCGTGGTGCAATAGGTATTCAAGAGCGTGAATTCTATTCACGCATTGGAGGTGCACCGGTCGCTATCTATGGAGACCATGGGTCGATTCATGCAGTTGTTTATGACGACGTTCCTATGATGCGTTGGAGTCCGAGGATTGATTACCCAGATTACAACACCTGGTACTTTGAAAGACGCGTAGGTATAGGTACTGAGGCTGGTTACATTGAAAGTGCACAAGGCCTAGTTCGAAATTTCGGTGAAGGCATGAGAGGCACAGATATCTGGGGAGAGCAGATGATTTTGGATGCTGCCGATGGCAAAGTTTATGGCAAGGCACCAGCCAGCTGGATTGCTGTGCGCGTCAATATTCATCTGGCCAGACAAATCGACTACGCAACTGCGGGATCTGCTGAGGATATAGAAGACGAGCTACTCTAACCCCTACGTCACAAGCCTCGGAATTGCAACAAGCGGCGCAACCCCTCTGAAGTCAACCTCTAATTGTCTCTGAACTGGTCGTCCTTGTTGGCTGCGAGAGGTTGACTTGCTGCGTGCGAGCTTCGCAGCGATACGTGTTTCACGGCGGTTTTTGAAGAAGTCGAGAACGTACAGCCTCACTTCGCGAACCTCAATGCGAGAGGCTCGCGTCAAAAGTACATCTCTCGTCCCTGCTCGGGGGATGTGATGCTCAGCCAACAAAAGTCTGATTTCATCGACAGGCAGGAAGCTGAGCCACGTTCCATGCGATGCCTGTTTTTGTGTCTTTGCCCTTCGCAACACTTTGATGGAGCCTGCTGCTGTAAGTAGCCAGATTCCAACATTTTCTGGTGCAAGGTTTTGGACACCAGCCTGATGCCGCTCCGCGCATACGACAGTGACTTGCTCGAAGAGTTTTACGTATGTCGACAGCTGCCCATCGAGGCGATCAAGTGAATCTTTCTCGCTTTTGATTTCAAACGCAGACAGCTTCCCATTCGCCATGACAAGGTCGGCGCGTCTAGAAAATTCATCAATGAACAATTCAGAGACAAATGCTGCACCTTGACCATGTTGGCTCGATGCCAACTTGGCTTGCAGTAACGATTTGATCTCAAGTTCATTCATCGGTGAAACGCGCGTGTTCTGTGTGGTACCAAGGCTAGGAAGTTTGAAACTGCTTTGCAATCGGTGAAATTGTAGGGCTTGCAGGTCAAACGGATTGACTTGTAGAGGTCTTATGAGATGAATGTTGGCACTTACTGCAATTTTTGTAGAAGCTCACATGGTAGGTTTGTGTTTTGCTGTTTATTTATACAGTATCAAGGTGACTGAGTGCAACCTCTTATGCATGTTTTAGCCTCACGAATGATCTGCCTCGTCTCCTCCATCCACACCCTCGCTCTGCTGAGTCTCCAGCGTCAGCTGGCTGATGTAGCCGCTGTTGCTCAGGCTGTGGCGCACGGCAGTGACCATCCACACGGTTTCATCAATCTGCTTTTTCCAGCCGCTGACGATCACCGGCCGCTGGGGCATGACATCGGCACGGCCATAGGCCAGGGTGATGTCAAAGGAGTAAATGCCGCGCTGAATGCGTAGCCATTCGGCACGGGCGGCTGCCAGGGCGTCGGCCTCATTGGCATAGGTCTGGCGCAAGGTCTTGGCCCGGCCGCTGATGCCTGCCACCACGCTGGAGCGGGTGCCGCGCTTGATGTTGTTATAGAATGCCTTGACGCCGCTATACGAGTCACGGTCTGAGCGTGCCCAGCGGTGCTGGTCGCCGGCATCGCGGGTGATGGTGACGGGCGGCAGCTCTTTACCGCTGGGCGTGCGGGCCTTGCGTGCCTGGCTAAAAAGCAGCGTGCCGTTTTTGATATTGCACAGGCAATCCATTTGCCTGCCCAGACGGCGCAGAAACGAGGCGTCGGACTCCTGCGCCTGATCGGCATGGCCGATCTTGCGCAGCGCTATTTCCTTATCAATGCTGACCTTGAGTTTGTTCTGCGCGCCAATGCTGCGCACGATGGTGCCCACGGTGGTCTTGTGCCAGCTGCGGTCCTTGAGGGTGCGCAGCTCGTCCAGCATGTTGGCCGCACGGCCGCGCAGGGTGATGGTGTCGGGTGCGCCGCTGTATTCCACGGCCTGGATGGTGTAGCTGCCCTTATCCACCAGCCCCAGGGGAAAGCCGCCCATTTCGTCGGCCGTTGGCGCCCGGTAGGGGCCACTGCCAGGACTGAGCTGCCAGCCTATGGCCACGGTCATGGGGTCGCCGGTTTCAGGCAGCTCCACGGCGCCGTCATGGTCGCTGATGACGATTTCCACCTCATCGGCTTCGCCGTCGCGGTTGTCGGTGATGTTGAGACTGACCAGACGCGGCGCAAAGCGGTCAGAAACGTCCCGGCCCTTGACCGTCACACGCCAGATGGGCGTGAGCTGCAGGAAAAGGCGGCGGTTGCTGCTGCCCGTAGTGCTGGCCGTGGGCAGGGTGGCGCGGATGTCGGAAATATCGCTCATGACCTAGCCCTTAACTCATGCTCACGGCGTCGGATGTTTCCAGGTCGCCCATTTCATCGGAGTAGCCGTCCTGGCCTTCATCGTCCTGGTCGATGCGGCGCAAGGTCAGGCTGAATTCAATCTTGCGGGCCGTGCCATCCACCTCAAAGAAGGTTTTGGTTTCCTGCATTTCGGTGATGACGTAGGCGCCGTAGATGGTGCCACTGCCTTCCACCAGCGCCCAGGCCAAGCCGGTGTTACCCATGCGGCGCAACTCGTCCAGGCTGGCGGGCTTGCCCTTGAACTCGGGGACCATGCTGCCGCTCAGGGTGATGATGTCCTCGCCATAGCCCAGGTATTGGGAGGTATCGCGCCCGCCCACGATGCTCTGGGTGGGGTGCTTCCAAGAGGTACGGCGCTGCAGCTCTTGATACGAGAGGGTATCGAGGCTGAAAACAAAGAGGCCGAGACACATTTGCATGGCGGTCAATTCCAATCTGTAAAGCTGCTTTGCAGGCGTGCGGCCTTGGCGCGGTCGCGCTGCTCGATCACTCGCTCCACTTCCCTGCCGATGGCCTGCAGGTCCATGCCGGGGGCGGCGTGAATCTGGATGGTGATGGTGTCGCCGTGGATCACAGGAGCAGGGCGCGCAGCTGCAGGCGCCGGGGTGGCCAGCACCGGGCGGCGGTCAATCTGCACGGGGTCTGCCTGGATCGGCAGTGCCTGCTGTGCAATCGCTGGCAGTTGCTGCAGAACGGGCTGCAGCGGCTGGGTGACGGCAGGCAGCTCTCGCGCCAGCACTGGCAGCATCGGCATGGCTTGCTGTGCGACTGGCGGTAGCTGCTGCAGCACAGGCGCCAGCTGTTGCGTGATTGCCGGTAAGGCTTGCGCCAGGACCGGCTGCACAGGCATGCGCTGCTGCAGCATGGGCTGCAGTTGTTGCAGCAAGGGCTCCACCGGCTGCGTGAGTGCAGGCAGCGACAGGGGCAGCACCGGCTGCAGCGGCATGGTCTGCCGTGGTACGGGTGGAACCTGGGGCGCTATGGCCTGCAACGGCAACGGCTGCGGCGGCACCGGGGCAACCTGGGCCACCGTGGCCTGCAGAGCTATTGGCTGCTGCAGCATGGGTTGAGCCTGAGCCACCACCGGCTGGGTGATAGGCGGCAGGACGGCGGGCAATGGCCGGGACGCGCGCGGCAACTCCTGAGAAATTGCGGGCGGTGTGGCTTGCTCCCATTGCGGCGCCGCGACGACCGGAGCCGCCAGAGAAACACCGGCCGCCATGGCCATGGCTGCCGCCGATTGGCGCACCATGCCTACAGTGCGATCAATGCCGATTGCTGCACCCTCACCCACGTTGACGCCCGCCGCCATGAACACGCGGCTAGGGCTGTGAATGCCCAGCTTTTCCTTGAACCAGCCAATGGCCGAATCTGCGGCACCGCCCACGGCTTCGCGCACCATGGCCAACTTGCTGGTGATGCCGTTGACAAGCCCCTGGATGATGTTGGCGCCGAACTCGCTGAACTTGGTGGGCAACTCAAAGCCGAAGTAGCTCATAACGCCCGCGAAGGCTTGATAGAAGAGGGCCAGCGGGCTCCAGTTCATGATGGCCGCACCGATGTTCTGCAGCACCGCTGGGAAGGACCCACCCAGAGCAGCCCAGGCCGCGCGGGCACCCTCCACCATGGTGTTGATGGCGCTCAGGAACAAGTCTTTCAGCGTGCCGCCGATGGACAGCACCGCATTGCGCAGCAGTCCATACATGCCGAAGGTGACAGCGTTCAGCCCGGATTCAGCGGTTTGCCAGATGCCTGCAAACAGTGCGCCCCATTGACCTGCATTGAAATAGCCCTTGAACTCTTCCCAGCGTTGGGCGACGTTGTAGATGACTGTGCCAAAACCCAGCAGCGCAGCGGTGATGGGGAAAGCACGCATCGGCAGCGTGAGCAGACGCAAAGCACCGGCCGCAGTGCCGCGCAGCAAGCCCAGGGCCCCCGACGCCGTGGTGAAGGACGCGCGCAGCCGCATAAAGATGCCCGCTGCACCGCCCATGCCTCGGAACGCACTGCCCAGCGAGCCCGACAGAACCGACGAAAGGCCGCGCAGCGCCGTGGTGAATCCCAGGGTCTGCATGCCCATCATGCGGAACAGAAAGCGCATCAGCAGGAACTTGCCCGCGATCAAAGCCAGCGGCACCAGCAGCGTGCCCAGCACCACCATCAGGCCGGCCAGCACGGCCAGGGTGCGGGCAATGCCTGCGGTCAATGCCGGGTGTTGTTTGATCCAGCCGCCCACGCTGCTGGTGATGTCGCCAATGGCTTTGATGATGTCTTTGGCATCGTCCTTGATGGTGTCGCCGACCGCCGCCATGACATTGGTGAAGCCGCCTTGCGCGGAGTCCAGTACATTGGTCAGCGTTGCCAGTTGCTGATCCACACGCTTTTGAAGGTCGGCCTGGGCTTCCATTTTGGCCACAACTTCATCGTAGCCAGCCTTGCCCTTGCTGATCATTGTGTCCAGCGCCTGCATAGTTTCGCTGTCATCACCAAACAAGTCTTTGATGACAGATAGCCGCTTTTCCGTGGTCAGTCCGTTGAGCTTGCTCAGCTCTTTGTACATCTGCTCGATCGAGCCAAACTCACCCTTGCCGTTGGTGAAGTCCAGTTTCAGGCTGATGCCTTTTTCTATCTTCAGCCCGTCAGTGACTTTCTTGATCTTGTCGGTGTTCATGGCCGACTGGAAGATTTTGCGGAAGGCGTTGCCTGCGGCTTCGCCTTTCATGCCCGTCTGATCCATCATGACCAGTAGAGGGGCCAGCATCTTGCTGGCTTCTAGCCCGTCTTTGCGAATGACGTTCATGATGGGCGACATCTTGGTAAAGCCCTGCAGCATGTTCCCAGAGTCCACGCCCAGGTAGAAGGTGCGCTGGATCATGTCCATCAGGCCCAGCATGTCCTTCTCGGTGGTGCGCGTGGCGTCCTGCATCTTGGCCGCGAACTCAGCAGCCTCGGTCACAGGCATGCGCAGCTGCACGCCCAGCAGTGCGGCGGCCTCGCCCGTGCCGCCCAGAATGGATTGCGCAGACAGACCCTGCCGTCGCAGCATGGTCATCATTTCGATGAAGTCAGCAGTCGTACCCGGCAAGCGATCACCCAGGCGTTTTGCCAGTGCATCAATCTGGGTGAATTCTGCCGACACACTGCCGTCGGATTGCATCATGCTGGCGCTCAGCTGGGTGGTGGCATCTTCCTGCTTGGAGAAAGCGCCCAGCGTGGCCTGCACCGGCTTGGCAAGGGTGCGGCCCTCGGCCACCATGCCCACGCCCAGACCCACGGCCATGCCTGCGTGCATCATTGACTTGGCGTGATTGGCCTTGAGCGCGGCCAGCTTGTCCTGCTGGACCTTGAGCTGGGCCAGTGCCTGCTTCTGGCGCTCCATAGCTGCAGTGGCTGCCTCGATCTGGGTTTTCTGATTGCGCGATTGCTGGCCCAGCTTGTCGGTGCTGATGCCCGCGCGCTCCAGGCGCTGCTGGTAGCCCTGCAGCCGTTCCTTGCCGTTGTCGATCTTGCCGCTGAGCTGGGCAATGCCTGCTTCTGCGGTTTTGATCTGGGTGCGGAATTTGCTGAGCGTGGAGCTTGAGCGCTCATAGGCAGTCTGACTGCTCAGCAGCCGGATGCGGGCCATCTCCAGCTGGCGGCTGAATTCGGGCGTTGCCGTGGCTCCATCCTGCAATGCCCTGGTGAGCTTGCTGTGTGACTCGCGCGCGGTCTTGAGCGATGCGGCAATGTTCCTGTGCCGTTCGCGGTGCTCCACAAGGCTGGCATTGCTGCCTGCCAGCTTGCCCTGCAGGTCTTGCAGGTCGCGTTGCTGGCCACGCAGCTGGACGCGCGTTTTGCGCAGGCCGTCAATGTCCTGCTGGGCTTTTTCGAGGCCGCGCAACTGGTCGCGGGTGGCCTTGAGTGCGGCGGCGGCATCCTTACTGCCAGACTGAATTCCTCGCAGCGGCGCCAGGACCTTATCGCGCAGCTCCAGAATAAGGCGCAGGCGAGTGTCAGACATGGGCACCCCCTTGCGCCAGGGCGCGGGAGTGCAGGGGGGCGCTTAGTCTTTTTCGGCCAGCAGGCGCTCGATTTCGCGGGCCTGGGCGCGGTGGTCCTCGGCGCTGGTGTGCGCCCAAAGGCCAGTGGCGGCCATGATGGGCGCCAGGGCAAAGCCCAGCACGACCAGGGCGGCCAGTGCAAACAGCGCAATGAGGAAGAAGTCGGCAAACATGGCCCATATATTACACACCCTGATGTTGGGCGCGAATGCGGGCTCGTTCACGCCATTCCATGAGGTCGGCCAGCGTCATGTCATCCACATCCGCCGGCCGCCAATGAAAGACCATGGCCAAGTCGGCCATGGCGTCCTCTACGCAGTCAGATATTCCGCGCGGATACTCTTGCGCACGAAAAAACCCGCCACCTTGGTGCCCAGCTCGGTGATGTCGGCAGGGTCGAGCTGCGCGATTTCGTGGGGCAGCAGGGTGGGGGTGGTGATGCGGGGCAGGATCATCTGCACGGCGCCCACATCGAGCGACAGCAGCTCGGTGAGCTTGACGCCGCGCAGCTGGCCAGCCATCGGCTTGCGCAGGGTGATTTCCTTGACTTCGGTGTCACCGCGCTTGATGGGATAGTCCAGCGTGACAACTTCCACGCCTTCGACCACGGGAGTGGCGCCTGTGCTCAGGTCTTTGGTGTCGTTTTCGTTCATGGTGATTGGTTCTCAAATAAATGGGGAATGAGGCGCGTCGGGTCACATACCGATAGCGCGGCGGATTTTGGAAAGCACGTCCTGGCCGTCCACGTTGAAGACCATGCCGGGCATGTCGATCTCGATCACATCGCGCCCGTCCACGGTCAGCTTGTAGTAGCTGACGCTGATGGTGTGGGTGTGCTCGGTGTCGTCGCCCGCCTTGGCGTCGCCGGGGTCGATTTCGCGCACGCGCCCACTGACCAGAATTTCCACAGCCGTCACCACGGCAGTGCTGTCGTCTTCATAGGCGCCCGCAAAACGCCACTGGTTGGCGTTGTGGGTCTTGCCGCCGAATGCGCGGTAGCCGTCCAGCAGAAAACCGCCCGCCTTGAAAGACAGTTCCAGCTTTTCCAGTCCGAGATCCACCTCGATGGGGCCGTGCATGCCGCCGCCGCGCCACTCTTCGACCTTGCGGGTGAGCTTGGGCACGGTCACGCTGTCGATGAGTGCGCGCCACACATTGCCGTCGCCAAAGAGGTTGAAGTTTTTGAGTTTGGAAGGCAGTGCCATTGATTGGTGCTCCTATGGTTTCAGGCTCAGGCCTGGATGGCAGCCGCGAACTCGGCCAGGAAGTCGTCCGTGATGGATTGCTCGAAGATGAGGTTTTCCAGCGGCGGCACGGGCGTGTATCGGTAGCTGATGAGCAGGCGGCCCGCAGCGAGGTCTTCCTTGCTGTTGCGGTCGGGGTCAAAGTAGGCCTCGGCGCCGATCAGGTAGCCGCCAGTCTTGAGGTCACGGAAGCGGCTGTTGATATAGCCCAGCATGTCGCGCACCAAGCTGGGGTGCATGGGCTTGTCCACGAATGCAAAGTGCGCCTCGGCAATCGTGTCGGCCAGCACCTGGGCCGTGCGGGTGTAGTTTTCAAAGGAGAACTTGCCGCCTTGTTCCTCGCAGGTACGCGAGCCCCAGAAGCGGTAGCCGCTGCGGCGGATGACGGTGGTGACTTCCAGGGCGTTGAGGTAGCCCGCATCGCTGGCCGGGTTCTGCAGGTCGAAGAACACAGGCACGGTGATGCCCTCGGGGCCGTTGATGACGGCATTGCTGATGTTCTTGTGCCAGCCCACTTCCTGGTCCAGCTTGGCGCGCAGGCCCAGGGCGTAGGCGGGTGCTGCCAGGGTGACGGCTGCGCCTGTGCCCTCGGCGCCGCCTGTGTTGTCCCAGGCCATGAAGTTAGGCCACAACACCATGACTTCGCGCTGGCCGAATTCCTTGCGGTAGTTGGTGGCCTCTTCCTTGGTCTTGGCGTAGCCGCCCGTGGCATCGCGTGCAGCCACATAGGTGAAGGCGCGCAGGGACTGCGCAGCGCTGGCCAGGGCATTGGCCACGGCCTTGGTGTCCAGCTCGGGGGCGCCGATGATGCGGGGCTTTACGCCCAGCTCGGATTCCGCTGCCAGCAGTGCCTGGATGCCGGTGCGCTGGCCGGTGGCGGTCACGGAGCCGATGACATTGGATGTGGTGGCCGCGATGTCGGCGCCTTCTTCCACACGCACAACGATGGTCAGGGCGCGGGATTGGCCACTGATGGCTGTCAGCGCTTTGGCCAGGGTGCCACCCTTGCCAGCCTTGCCTATGCCGCCCGCAGGATTGGTGAGCAGCACAGGGGTGTTGATGGGGAATGCTTCGTCGTCGGCATCCGGCGCAGTGGCCACCAGACCGATGACGGCCGTAGACACCACGCGGATGGCCGCGCCAGTGCCCGTAGTCTCGATGACGCGGACGCCATGGTGATATTCAGTTGCAGCCATGTGGCTTCCTTTGAATGAAGGGGATGGAAGGGGGGAAGGTGCTCAGGCGGCAGCGTTGGCAGAGGCCTTGCCGCGCTTGCCCTTGGGCTGGCCGGTCGCGTCTTGGCTGGCATTCGCGTCAGCCTCGGCGGGGGAATCGGCGCTCTCGGCGCCTCGGGTGTTGGCCTGGACTTGCACCTGGGCCTGCAGCTCATTGAACAGAGGGGCCACTTGCTTGTAAGGGCGATCTGCCACGCAGCTCAGGATGAAGTGGGCCGCTTCTTCCGTGACGGTCAGCGTCACGACGTTGGGATTTGTCGATTGAGACATGGGCTTTGCATAGGGGGTGGGTTGCTGGTCCCCTATGGTTGCGCCCGGTGGCCGAAGGAGCCAGCGTCGCCCGTTGTGGCGGCGACTGGCACGTAAATGGCCCGCACCCTGGGCCTGATTTCGCTACACCGCCACGCCTACGGCGTAGGCAAACAGCTCATCCAGATCACTTTCCGACAGCTGCAGCAGCTGGGCCATGGTCTGCATGGCCGGGCTGCCCCGCTCCCAGGTAGTCGCGCGTTGGTAGCCGATTTTTACGGTGTAGCGCTCCACCTCGTCAGGGATGCGGGCGATTTCCGCCAGCACATCGTCCTCGGTGATGCGCTTGATGGCGAACAGGGCTACAAGGCCTTGCGCTGGCGTACACATCCGGGGTTTGACGCTGGGCTGCGGTGGTGGTGCTGGGACGTACAGCACCAGGTCCCCGCCGACCCCCAGCATGTAGTCCTTGCCGGTGTCTTTCAGCGCCCATTCTTCTGCAGATACGGGCCTCAGATATTCCGGGTCTGGCAGCACATGGGCATTTGTTTCCGTGTCTATCCAGCTCAACACACGTTTGTCCCCGTAGATGTCGATATAGGCATATTGCATGCTTTTTCCTCAGTATTCGATGATGACCACGCCAGGGCTGCCGCTGCCGCCAACTGAGCCAACGGTATACGTACCGTTGTTGACAGCGGCACCCAAACCCTGACCTCCAGAACCGCCGCCGCCTTGTCCTCTGGCATCGCCTCCAGGCCCGCCATACCACCACCCTGCACTCACGCCACCTGCGCCCATCGTTCCACCGCCACCGATGCCTCCGTACATGGGGCCAGAGGACGAAACACCGCTGGGCCACGACATACCAAAGCCGCCAGAACCAGACTGCCCGCCATAGAAAGAATTTCCATTGACGCTGCCGGTTGGCGTAGGTGCACCATCGCCGCCAGGGCCAGGCCCACCGCCATTGCCCCAGCTAGGGATGACGCAAGGCGATCCTCCGGCGCCGCCGCCCGCCACTATGCTGATGCCTGTCCCAGTGACAGTAGTGTTGCCGCCGGGCTGGCCAACATTTCCACGATCACTTGAGGTGGGGGAAGCAGTCGCGCCAACACCGCCCGCACCAACAACAATGGTTAAGACTTGACCCGGAGTTACGTTGTAAGGATTGCGGTTAACGCAAGCACCGCCACCGCCACCACCGCCGCCACCTTGGTACTCAACATTCCCAAGGTTTCCTGACTTTCCACCCCCGCCACCTCCGCCACCTCCTATAGCGGTGATGAAGATTTTTGTGACCCCAGCAGGCACTGTGAAACTGCCATTGGTGACGAAGTGAGCAATGTTTGAAGTGGTTCCCTTCCAGCTTTTGAGCTTCAGCGGTGTAACGCTTCGGCTGTCGTCTGTACCTGTATTGGTTTCCGCTTGAGTTGCAATTTCACTGACACCGCTGACAGTCTCTGTGGCGGCTGCAAGCGCATGGGTGTGGCTGGTGGTGCTGACCGCGTTGGTGCTCGCACCGTTCAATGTGCCGGGCGTGCCCATGGTGAGGGTGCGGTCTGCCGTGAGGTTGCCGCCGCCCGTCAGGCCATTGCCCGCCACGATGTTGCGCGCGGCCAGGGCACCGTCCGTGATTCCGTAGCCTGCCAGCGTGGTTGGCTTGCCGGTGATGCTCCCCCAGGCCGGGGTGACAGTGGCAGACCCGGCCGCCGTCAGCCGCCCCTGGGCATCGACGGTGAAGATGGGGGCGGCTGTGGCGCTGCCGTAGCTGCCCGATGCCACTGCGGTGTTGGCCAGGGCAATGGTGCGGTCTGCAGTCAGGTTGCCGCCGCCGCTCAGCCCTGTGCCTGCGGTGATGGTGCGCGCCGCCAGGGCGCCGTCCGTGATGCCGTAGCCCGCCAACGTTGTGGGCTTGCCGGTGATGCTGCCCCAGGCGGGGGTGACGGTGGCGCTACCGGCCGCCGTCAGTCGCCCCTGGGCATCGACGGTGAAGATGGGGGCGGCCGTGGCGCTGCCGTAGCTGCCCGCCGCCACTGTCGTGTTGGCCAGCGCAATGGTGCGATTGGCAGAGAGGTCGCCGCCGCCAGTGAGGCCAGTGCCTGCAGTGATGGTGCGCTCGTCCGTCAGGCTCTTGCGCCATGCACTCCAGCCGGTGTTATAGCGGGAGCGGGTCCACTGGTCGCCGTTGTTGTAATGGGTGTAGGTCTGCGTGCTAATGGATGCACCGTCCCCAATCACCAGCAGCGTGCCAGCTGCAGCCACCGGGTAGTTGCTGCCGCCCGTGGCGTTGGCATTGGTGCTTTGCGTGTAGATGCCTCGGCCCGTCAACGTGTTGAGGTCCACACCGCTACCCAGGCCCGATGCCATGGTGACGGCGGCACCGTCGCCCAGGTCGGCCACGTTCAGGCTGACCAGATGGGTGTGGCTGGTGGTGCTGACCGCGTTGGTGCTGGTGCCGGTCAACGTGCCGGGCGTGCCCATGGTGAGCGTGCGGTCTGCGGTGAGGTTGCCGCCGCCCGTCAGGCCATTGCCCGCCACGATGTTGCGCGCAGCCAGGGCACCGTCCGTGATTCCGTAGCCTGCCAGCGTGGTGGGCTTGCCGGTGATGCTGCCCCAGGCCGGGGTGACAGTGGCGGACCCGGCCGCCGTCAACCGCCCCTGGGCATCGACGGTGAAGGTGGGGGCCGCTGTGGCGCTGCCGTAGCTGCCCGCCGTCACTGCAGTGTTGGCAAGGGCAATGGTGCGGTCTGCCGTCAGGTTGCCGCCGCCGCTCAGCCCTGTGCCTGCGGTGATGGTGCGCGCCGCCAGGGCGCCGTCCGTGATGCCGTAGCCCGCCAACGTTGTGGGCTTGCCGGTGATGCTGCCCCAGGCCGGGGTGACGGTGGCGGACCCGGCTGCCGTCAGCCGCCCCTGGGCATCGACGGTCAAGGTGGGAGTCGCTGTGGCACTGCCGTAGCTGCCCGCCGCCACTGTCGTGTTGGCCAGCGCAATGGAGCGATTGGCAGAGAGGTCGCCGCCGCCCGTGAGGCCAGTGCCTGCAGTGATGGTGCGAGCAGCGAGGGCGGCGTCCGTGATGCCGTAACCCGCCAGGGTGGTGGGCTTGCCTGTGACATCGGCCCAGGCCGGGGTGACGGTGGCGCTATCTGCAGCAGTCAATCGGCCTTGAGCATCGACCGTGAAAGTGGGCACCGTCGTGGCGCTGCCATAGCTGCCTGCCGTCACTGTAGTGTTGGCCAAGGCAATAGTGCGGTTTGCGGTCAGGTTGCCGCCACCCGTCAGGCCAGTGCCTGCCGTGATGGTGCGGGCTGCCAGGGCGGCGTCCGTGATGCCATAGCCCGCCAAGGTGGTGGGCTTGCCGGTAACACTGGCCCAGGCCGGGGTGACGGTGGTGCTACCGGCAGCCGTCAGCCGCCCCTGGGCATCGACGGTGAAGGTGGGCACTGCCGTGGCGCTGCCGTAGCTTCCCGCCGCCACTGCCGTGTTGGCCAGGGTGAGGGTGCGATTGGCGGCAAGGCTGCCGCCGCCTGTGAGGCCCACGCCTGCGGTGATGACCGTGGCAGCCAAGGCCCGCGCGTTGAAAAGCGTCTTGACGCTGGCCGCCGTAAGTGCTCGCACGGCATCTGCCAGCCCATTGGCCTCGGCTTCGGTGGCCAGCTCCACCACGCCCTGGCGGTCAGTGGTCGCCGGTGGGTTGATGAAATTGGTTTCCCCAAATTGCAGGGTGCTGATGTTCACGGATCCGTCCAGCACGCGCAGGTCGGTGGACAGCAGGAAGATGGACGCCGCCGACTTTTCCAGGATCACGGCGGCTTGGCTGTAGGTGCCCAGCAGCACGCCGTTATCGAGGTACAGGCCCAGGCCGCGCACGGTGTAGGTCTGATTGCCATCGTCGCGGATGGTGACGTGGATGGTGTCTTTTGCCACCACATCCCCGGCAATGGTGGTGATGCGCTTGATTTCGTTGGGGATGGTGGTCAATGCCTCGGTGGGCGTGAAGGCGGTGGCGGTCACGCCGACGCTGACCAAGGTGCGCGCCAAGGTCCCGTTCTGGGCGGCGTTCACAAGCGCCTGCCGCCCTGCAGAGGTGAGTTTGAAGATGATGGCCATAGGGTGCGGTTGAGGTTGCCTTGAGGTCAGCCCACATCCATGTCAAGCCGCGTGTATGCCACGGGCCTGCCCACACATGCGAGCTGGATAGATGCCTGGGCACTGAGTCCCTGGATGAAGGTGAAATGGGAGCGCAGCGGCTTGACGCGCGAGACTTCGGCCATAACGTCCTGCACGAATGCGGCGCTGGCCTGCTCTCCGTCCTGGCCGGTCATGGTGAATACCAGCTCAAAGGTGTGCGGCGTGCCTTTGGGGGCGGTTTGCCACCATTCGCGGATGCTGATGGCGCCGCCGAAGCTGGCCACGGTGTCGCGCACGCTCTTGAGGGTGCCGCGTTGCCGCTGAACCTGAATGGCATTGCGGACCAGCGCCCGTTTGATGGCCTCTGGCCACTCGCTGCGCCAAGCCTCCACACCCATGGTCCAGGCGAGCCAGGGCAGAAACTCCAGCGGGCAGGTGTCGGGATTCCATAGTGCGCGGTGCGGCTGGTCGATGGCGTCAAAGTGCTTGACCATGACCGACTCTGCCGCTCTGTCCAGCGGCGTGGCGTTGGGTGGGAGCAGGGAATCAGCCAACGATGCCCCCGTGCGTTACGTTGATGGCGGTACACCAGCTGGCCTGCGTTTCACCCACAACCACATCCACGGTCGGGCTGGTCAGCTCTACCCGGTCCACGCCCTCGATGTGCAGGGCGGCATAGATGCCGGACAGGGTGGGGCGCCGGCCGATGCGGTGCATGGATTCGGCGTAAGCCGCTATTCGCTGCTGTGCGGTGGTCAGAACGCTGGACGAATCCGGCCCCGGCAAGGTGTAAATCTTGGCGGCAATCTGGTAGTTGACTATGGTGGCCGCCTGGACGATCACCTCATCCGTGAGCGGGCGGATGTCGTCCGCATTGACGGCGGCTGACACGGCATTGAGTAGTGCTTGACTGGGTACGCCGCTGCCCACACGGGAGAGGACGGAAACCACGACACGCCCCGGCGTGGGGCTGGTGGCCGCCGCGTCCAAGACTTGGCCGTCTGCGGTTTTGGCATGGAACACATAGGCGCCCACAGGCCCGGCCACGCTGTAGCCGCGCGGTGCCAGCTGGATGCGGGCGCGGAATGTGTCGTCATCCTCATAGACGGCCGCAACGGGCGGAATGGCTGCAGGCTGGGCAGGAACGATGACAAGGCGCACGACGCCAAAGAAGGCGCCGAGCTGGTCCAGGTCGCTACCACCGGCATAGGCCAGCATGACGGCGTGCGCGCTGTCGTTTCTGTCGCTGCGCTCCACAACCAGCTGATATGCCAGGCGCTCCAGCCACTTGGTCAGTGGTTCGGACTCCAGGGCCAGGGTGTCGCTGACGGCAGAGCGGGCCTCTGCGGGCATGGCCGTCACAAGGTCGGCCTTGAGCGCGGCAAGAATGGTTTCAAGCTCCGGCACCACCACCACGGCGGGCGCCGGCAGCTTGCTCATGTCAATGATTTGGGCATTGCTCATGTGCTGGCACCTTGGGCGGGTTGAATGCTCACGGCTTGGCGGCGTGTGGATGCCTGCCCACGGTCCTGGCGCTCCAGCTGCAACACTGCCCGGCCGCTGGCGTCAAAGTCGAGAAATGCACGGCGCAGACGCGTGCGGGGCTCATGTTTCATGATGGCCTGCGCTGTAGCCGCCTGCAGCCGTAGGATGTTGGCGGGCGTCATAGGCTGGTCTATGAGCTGCGGGATGAAGCTGCCATAGCCCCGGCGCATGACGCGCGAGCCGATGGGCGTGGTGAGAATGTCCGTGATGGACTGGCTGATGTGCGCCGCGTAGTCGATGCTGCGGCCGGTTTTGACATTCATCATGCTGCGCCCCCGATAGGTCCGCCGCTGTTGCCGCTACCCGTCTGCACGCCACCATGCGGGTGGTAACGCAGGCTGACACCGCTTGCAATCACATCCTGAGTCGTGCGCAGCGTGCCCTGGATTTCAGCCGCGCCGTTGGCACCCTCGGCAGTGCCGCTGCCGCGCATGCCGCCTTGGTAAGTCAAAGAGCCTTTGACAAGGCAGTGGCCTGTCATCGTTACCTGGGGGCTGTCGATGGTGACGCTGCCCGGCGCTATGAGCTTGGCAGTGCCACCGCCGGGCAGAGTGACCACGAGAGCATGGGCCGCGTGGTCGTACTCGATCACGGCGCCGTCCGGGTATTTGGTGATGGTCTTATTGGGGTCGCTGCTGGGGGCAGGCTTGCCGGTGCTGTTGAGCCCGACGATGACCACGGCCGCGCCCAGGTCGCCGCTGGGGGACAGCACGGTGGCTTGTTCACCCACGGTGGGCGGGTTCCATGTGGTGGTGTCGCCTGCGCGGGCCTCGTGATAGGGACGCCAGTCCGTGACCAGCTCGCCCAGGGATACGCGCACCAGCGCGGGCTTGCCAGGGCCGCCGTGGTCCACGGAATGGATGCTCCCCACGCGGATCATGTTGTGCAGCAAGCGCTGCATATCGCCAATGGCGAGGGCAGGTTCGGAATTCATGCAGCCGACTGTGCCGGGCAGCACGCGGGCGCGCGAGCAGCCGGCAGTGTGGCGGCAACCTGCACGCGAAAACGTGGTTTATCCCTTGGTTGCGTGCTCCAGCAGGATGTCCTCGATGTCCTTGATTTCCTGCTGCGTGTAGCCCAGCAGCTCGCGGCTCGCATACTTCACCACTGGGCTGTTGCGGTCGCGGCGGTCCACCTTGTCGCGCAGGCCGTAGTGATGGACGCGGGCCACATAAGAAACGCGGGGATTCATGGCCACGCTGGCCATGTCTGCAGTGGCCTTGCGCTGCAGGTTGCGAGCCTTGCGCAGCCCCATGAACATTTGCCCACGAATGGCGCCCTGGCGCTTGGTCAGTTGCTCGCGCGGGCGGCGTGGCTCATAGGGCGAGCCGTCCGGGTTGCGCTGGTCAGCGATGCGCTGGGCCTGACTTTTGCGCAGATAGATAGCCACCTCCAGCATGGCGGCTTTGCGGCCTGCTGGCTCCATGCGCTTCAGCAGAGGCGTGGACCACTCTGCGAGCTGCTCCAGGGCGTCGGCCATCAGTCAAGCCCTTGTGTCTGGTGCCACTCTGCGCCGATCTTTCCGCCCAGGTAAAGGCTGTAGTCGCCGGTTGCGTAGGGCTTGGGGCTGTATATCTCGCCCCTGTGTTCTGCGGTCAGGCGCTGACGGCCTTGGTCGTCCTGGTCTTCCTTGACGATGACAGCCTCGGTCAAGTCCACCTCGATCACAAGGTCCACCTTGTCGTTGGCCAGGACTTCCACATCAAAGCGCAGACCCTTGGCGGCCCTTTCCTTGTTCTGCAGCAGGTCCGGCTGGTAGGTGCTGAGCCAGGCCAGGATGGGAACGGCGAACAGATCCATATTGCCCGCGAAGTCCAGCATGATGAGGCGCACCGTGAAGCGGTATTCAAAGGAAAGTGTTTCGCCGCTGCGCGCCACCATGTTGCCCGACTCCACGAACATCTTGAGCCGCTGCGGGTCGGTCTGCAGCTCAGGGATGGCGCCTGCAAGGAAGTTGCGCAGTGATTGCGGCTTCTTCATGGCTGCCCCCCGTTGGCTTGGCGCATTACTTGGGCGTAGCCGTCAATGCAGGTGTTGAGGTCCCTGATTGCGTTGTCGCCGTCTTCGGTGATGCGGACAAGAGCTGCAGCATCCGCTGGGTCAATGTCGGCTCTCGCTTGGACAGGCCCAGCGGCGGCACTGTGATTGCCTCCCGGCTGGGCGGTGGTGCGGACTGACAGGCGCAGAGCGCCACTGCGCAGGTCAGAGTCAAGGCGATCAAAGGCAGTCTTTGCATCAGCTTTTTCCAGTTGGTTGCGGTCCAGAATCTGGCCGAGCTGCCCAGCCAGCTGGCCGCTGCGCTCGATGGAGAATTCCAGGCGCTGGACAGCGGCGACGCTGTGCTGGGCCTGGGCTTTTTGCATGCCCCGATCCTCCGCGCGCTGGTCCACGGCGTAGAGCAGGAACAGCAGGGCGATGGGGACGACCAGCCGTGTGAGGGTGGTGATGATGCTGGCGGGCGTCATGCTGGCAGGAATGGTTTGCCGCCCAGAAATTCACCCAGGGCGCGATTGAGCTGCCAGCCGTATTGAAAGGCCTCATCCTTGGGGCGACGCTCGGCCAGTTCCTGCAGATACACGGACTGGCGGGCAACGACCATACCAAAGAGCACGCCACCGCCTTCACGCCCGCGCTTTTTGAGGAAAGCACGCAGGGCGGCCAGGGTGATGGTGCCGATTCGGCCATCATCTTCCAGGTCGTCATAGTCGGCCTGCTGGCGGTTGAGCACATTCAGCGCCCGCTGCAACTGAGCTGCGGCAGTCTTCTGACCGGCCAGGACGCCGAAGTCCAGCAGGCATTCCGCAAGTGCCGGGTAGACCTCATCGACCAGATGAAACTTTGGCTCCACCCAGTAGCGGCGCAGGTAGATGTTTTGCGCTGTGGCGTGAGGCAGGTCACGCATAGGGCCGGTGTAGCCATAGGCGCGAGCCGTGGCCACGGTGATGCCGAATTTGGTTTCGCCGCCCGAGTCCTTGGGGTCGTTCACGTAGCCGCCCTCGCGCTCGATTAATTCATTGATGTAGGTAACGGCGCTCATTCGGCACCTCCCTTGCGGCCTGCAGCGCCATGGCCCGCAATGTCGCCACGTAACTGGTCGGCCATTTCGGTGATGGTCTGGCCTTCGCTGCGCTTGAGCCAGAGGAAGACGCCGGCCACGATCCACGGGCCAGGGATGGAGCAGACCACCAGCACGCAGCCGGTAATGATGAAAAAGCCCGCAATGGACGGCACGGCGGCCATGGTGGCAAGTCGCATCCCAGCCTCAAAGATGCCCGGCCAGTGCTGCATAAGCAGCACCAGCGCAGGCACGCCGAGCACGAAGCCGCTGACCAAACAGGCCAGGACGCGGTTGAGCAGGTCGCCACGCGGGTCGGTGCTGCGAAGCGGCACGAAACGCAGGCCCAGCCAGAAGGCAATCAGGCTGGCAATGACCGGCAGGGAGAAGAGGGCGAGCTTGTAGCCCGCGAAGGTGCCGACAGCAGAGGTGGGTTCAGACATGGCAGTGAAGTGGTTTGGTTGAGCAGGCGTCAGTCCCACAGGGAAATGGTTTTCGGTGCGGTGGGGGCGGTGGGCGGGTCGGGCAGGATGACCCGCCGACCCAGGGGCAGAACAGGACCAAGTGCAGCAAGGCCTGGGTTCAATGCATAGGTGGCTTCTGTCACCCCTGCAGTGGTGCCCAGGTGGCGCAGACAAAGCATGTCCACGGTGTCCCCCTGCTGTGCCTGGACGGTGATGGTCATAGCTAGATCAGCTCCGATTCCATGCGGGCTACGCCCAGGATGTCGCGCACGGCGCGCAAGGCGTCCGCGCGGTAGTCACTGGCCTGCAGCTCGCGCCGCTCATCGCCGGGCTCGGTGCGGCTGGTGGCGTCAGCGCCCGCATAGCGCTCGATCAGGTCGGCCTTGGCATAGGCGTAGACCGCACGCTCAAAGCGCAACACGTTGACGCTGGTTCCGTTGATGGCGATGGCCGGGACAGAGGAAAGCGCATCGAACCCGGCAGCGGTTTGCCCAGCTGCCCAACTGCTCAGGTCCTTTATGACGCTGGCCAGGGCATTGGCAGCAGCGTGTGTGAGGCGGGCGGCAGTAACGGAGCCGTCAACGTCCACGCTGTCGCGCAGCTTGGCGAGGTCGATATGGGGCCAGAAGCTGCCAGCATCCAGCACGCCCGTGATGGGCGGCTTGCTGGGCGGGTCGGTCACGATGATGGGCGGCGCGTTGGCAATCATGGTCATGGTGCTGGGCTGGTGTGGTGCCAACGTAGTGGGCGGTGGTCGCAGGGCGTTGCGGTAGGCCGAAGCCTTCGCGCGGCCCTGCGAGCCGCCCAGCACGGGGGCTGTGCTCGGTGGGTTTAGCGCTTGCCTTTGGCTGCGGGCTTGGCCGGGGTGGCTCGCTTGCGTGGTACAGGGGCAGCGGTGGCAACTGCAGCTGCCGATGCAGCGGGTGCCGTCGCGCCATCGGTCTGAGGTGGTGCCGCCAGGGCGCGCAGCTTGCGCTCGATGCGCTCCATGTCCTTTTTGACGCCGCTTTGCGCGTCCAGCTTGAGGGCCTGGGCCAGCAGCGCCTGGACGCCGCCCAGGGTTTCCTGGGGGATGTCGTCCAGCGCCGGTTCCTCGGCGGTCTGGACCTTGCCCAACATGGCATAGGCCGTGGCCTTGTAGAGCTTGGCGCGGGCTTGGTCGGGGGCATCCAGGCTTTGCGTGATGCCATCCACGGCCGTCAGGTGCTCGGCCGGGTGGGTGTCGTCCGGCACCATGCCGCTGGCGTCCGGCTTGACGGGGCTCCACTGACCGCCCAGGTAGGCGCCCGCAAACTCGTCCATGAGCAGGGCGGCCGTGCTGCGGTGGTACTGGTCGGGCAGGGGCAGGTTGTGCTGCACGGCATAGGCAGCCATGCGCAATGCCAGGCCGTAAGCCCCGGCGTCAATGGCCCAGACCATGGTGGTGGTGAGGACCAAATCCTTGGCGCCCTTGCCGTTGGTCAATGCGCCATCGATCCAGGGCAGGTAGTCGGGCAGCATGGCGGCCTTGGCTTGGCGCTTGAGCTGCACCGATTCCATGTTTTTGAGCGTGCGCTTGTCGGTGGCCAGCTTGGCCATCATCAGCTCGTATTCGCTGCCCTGGACCTCGATGCCGAACGGACTTTCAGCCTGAGCCTTCGCAGCCAGCACGCGGGCGCGGTGGCGCTGTGCGGGGGTGAGTTGCATGATGCGTTTTCCGGTAGTTGCGGAGAGAGGCCGCCGCCTGATAGGGTCTTGCGGCGGCCCAGCTGGGCTTAGGCTTAGGGTTCTGTGCCTTCGACTTTCTGTGGTTCTACGATTTCGATGTTTTCGACCATGGACGCGAGGCCGATGTCTTCCACTACGTAGTCGTCATTGCTGGACTGGTAGTCCTCCACGCGGTTGCGCTTGGGGTTCTCCACGATGTAGCGGCGACGGCCGCCGCGCTGCCAGTACACGGACAGGTTGTCCAGCGTGGTGATGAGCAGGCCGTTTTCGGGGAAGAACGGCACTTGCACGGCCTGCAGACCGCCCACGCGCTTCTGGCTGATAACGATGTCTGCTGCCAGGGTTTCGCTGGGGGCCTGGGTGGTGTTGACCAGCGGGAAGTACTTGTCGTGCATCAGCTTGTCACCCAGGATGCAGACCAGCTGGGGATTGTTGCGATGCCAGGGGTCCAGCAACTGGCGGGCATCAAAGACCGCGGCGTCCAGATTCTTGAAGTCGCCATCTGGGCCGATGACAACCTTGCCAGCCACCTTGCCCTCGTTCATGACGCGCTCGGACGCTTCTTCACGCATCTTCTGCAGCCAGCCTTTGTTCACATCCTGCAGCAAGGGATTTGCCGCAAGGTTGGTATCCGGCGAGATGGATACACCGTTGAAGCCGATGCACATGCGGTCCAGCGCTTGCCGGTGGGCCAACAGGCGCGCCACACGGACTTGGAAGTCGGGGAACTTGGCCCAGGCGTCGATGAGCGCATATTTCAGGTGCGAGTCATAGTTCGTCTGCTGGCAGTGGTAGCCGCGCGCGCTGATGCCGGTCAGGTCGCGCGTCTGGCGGTCCTTTTCGGCGGTGTTGGTGCGGCTGGCGATGGGGCCGGACAGGGACAGTCCGAGCTTTTCGCCTTGCATCTCATCCACGGGGACGATGTTGATGCGCTGCAGGAATTCGCTGGACTCCTGCATTGCGTTTTCCAGCTTTTGCTGGACGCTGGGGGCGACGGCAAAGGCTTTGTCGGTGTCGGCCGTGCTGACGCCGTTGAGTTGGGCCACACGGCCGAGAAATTCGTTATAGCTTTGGCGGCTTTCGTTGCGCATGAATGGTTCCTTGAAGTGGGACGGATTGGGCGGATGGGTCAGAAATCGGTCTGTTGCTGACCGGCGCCACCGCTGGCCACGGGGCGGCGGTTGGGGGCTTCGGTGTTGTCCAGCTTGGCGAACTGCTGCTTGAGCTTGTCGATATCCGCGCTCATGGCTTGCAGCGATTTGTCGGTCTTGGCCTGGGAGGCTTGTGCGGCCTGGACATGCTTGGAGAAGTTGTCGCCCAGTTGGCCAAAGCCATCGGCCACAGCTGCAAAGCGGGCGTCGTCGGTGACTTCTTTGCCGGTGAACTTGGCCACGGCCGCAGCAATGCTGGCCTTGAAGCTGGCCACGATGCCGGCGCTTTCGTCTTCCAGCTCCAGAGTCAGAGGCTCGGCCACAGAAAACACATCGTCGGGTTGTTCCTTGCGCAGCTTGAAGGGGTTGGCGTCCGGGTTCTTCGCGGCGAACTCCAGCATTTCGGTGCCCAGGCTTGCAGGGTTGTCGGTGACGGCCAGGCCGACGAGATAGGCCTCGCCGGAATCGGCGAAGCTGGGGCGGACCTCGATAGAGGTGTAGAGCTTCTGGCGGCGCTTGTTCAGTTCGACCAGTTCATCGGTGGCGTCGATCTGGGCGAGCAGAGCCAGCTTTTTCTGGCCGCCGATATCCACCTCTTCGGTCTTGACGGCCAGCACATCGCCATAGGCTCGGAAGTCGCTGTTAGGGCCGTAGCCCCGGATGTGCTCCATGTTGACGCGGGCGCCGTAAACCTTGGGGTTGTAGTGCTTGGCGATCTGCAGCAGCCAGTCACGGTCGATGGTGCGGCCGTCAGAGGTTGCGCCTTCGACGGCGACGCGGAAGAAGCGGGATTTCTTGGACATGGATGGATGAGCCTCGCTGATGGGTTTGCCGGTGTCCGGCGATGAGTTAGCGGTGAGTTCTCATGGTGTCCAGCGGCCTGCGCCGCGTCACGCTGGTGTCGTTGTGGCGGCGCGGTGGACGTACTCGCGTGCTGGTTTAGATGGAGCCCGCCCGGAAAACTGCCTGCTATGGCACGAAAGAAACAGACCGGGGAGGACTGCGCCCCCTTTGCTGCAGGTGAACATCCACAGGCCGAAGCCACCAAACAGGAGCAAGCCGACGTCGGAGCGCTCGTGCTTGCCCAGGCTCAGGAGCAGGGCAGCGCCATGCAGGCGGCCGTGCTGGCCAATAGCTCGCAGCCCAAACAGGTGGCGCGGTATCTGTATTGGCAGAGCTGGCGGCCGAAGTTGATCGCAGAGTATTTAGGGGTTCCGGCGTCCACGGTGTATGGATGGCGTGACGCGGAAGAGTGGGACAAGTTCAAGCCGCTTGAGCGGGTGAATGGCGCGCTTGAACTGCGCATGGTGCAGCTCATCATGAAGGAGGCTAAGACCGGCGGGGACTTCAAGGAGATCGACCTGCTCGGCCGCCAGCTGGAGCGCACCGCACGGGTGGAGCGCTATCAAGACACTGGCAAGGAGGGCGACCTAAACCCGAACATTGCCCGCCGCAATGCAGCCCCCAAGCGCAAACCCAAGCGCAACGAGTTCACGCCCGAGCAGACAGAGCAACTGCTTGAGATATTCCACGCGGGGAATTTTGGGTATCAAAACCGATGGTATGAGGCCCAGAAGGAGCGCACGCGCATTCTGCTCAAGTCGCGCCAGATTGGAGCTACCTACTACTTTGCCCGCGAAGCCTTGATTCGTGCGGTGCTCGAAGGGCGCAATCAGATTTTTCTGTCCGCATCCAAGGCCCAGGCGCACCAGTTCAAAAACTACATGGTGGCTTTTGCCAATGAAGTGGGGGTAGACCTGGGCGGCGATCCCATGGTGCTGTGGAATGGTGCTGAGCTGCATTTTTTGGGCACCAATGCCAAGACGGCCCAGGGCCGCAGCGGGGATTTCTATTTCGATGAGTTCTTTTGGACGGGCAATTTCAAGGAACTCAACAAGGTGGCCAGCGCCATGGCCACGCATAAGCATTGGCGCAAGACCTATTTCAGCACGCCATCAGCCAAGAGCCATGAGGCCTATTCGTTCTGGACCGGCGAGGACCGCAACCGGGGGCGAGACAAAGCCAAGCATGTGCAGATTGACCTGAGCCACAAAGCGCTGGCCAACGGCCTGCGCTGTGCTGATGGTCGATTCCGCCACATAGTGACCATCGATGACGCGCTGCGCCTGGGCTGCAATCTGTTTGATCTGGCCGAGCTGCTGGAAGAGTACCCGGACGACGAATTTTCAAACCTCTTCCGTTGCGAATTCATCGACGACAGCAATTCACAGTTCACGCTGCAGATGATGCAGGCGTGCATGGTGGATTCGTGGGAGGCATGGGCCGACGACTTCAAGCCTCTCGCCGCGCGCCCATTTGCGTGGCAGCCGGTGTGGGTTGGCTATGACCCCTCGTTTACCGGCGACACGGCCGCCCTGGTGGTGATTGCACCGCCCAAGGTGCCGGGCGGCAAGTTCCGTCTGCTGCACCGCCAGCAGTTCCGGGGCGCTGATTTTGAGGCCCAGGCCGAGTACATACGCAGCATTACTGAGAGGTACAACGTCACGTTCATGGGCATCGACACCACGGGCTTGGGTCAGGGTGTCTATCAGAACGTCATCAAGTTTTACCCACAGGCGCAGTCCTATCACTACGACTTGGCGCTCAAGGCGCGTCTGGTGCTCAAGGCCAAGCAGGTCATCAGCAAGGGCCGCCTGGAAATGGACGCCGACTGCACCGATGTGGCCGCCGCGTTTATGGCCATCAAGAAGGTGCTGACGCCCAGCCAGCGCCATGTCACCTATCAGTCCGGCCGCTCGGACGACATCGGCCACGCCGATCTGGCTTGGGCGGTCATGCACGCACTGGATAACGAATCACTCGCCGGGGATGTCCACGGCGGCAGCTCATCTGTAGAGGTTTACGAATGACCAAGAAGAATCCCACCCCCATGGCCAAGGTTGAAACACAGGGAGGGCAGGTAGAGGTTTTCACCTTCGGGGACCCCGAGCCGGTCAGTCGGCTGCGCCTGCTGGACTACTTGGAAGCAATGTTTAATGGCCGCTGGTATGAGCCGCCGTTTCCGCTTGATGGGTTGGCCGATGCCTTCCGGGCATCGCCGCACCACAGCTCTGCGATCTACCTGAAACGCAACCTGTTGACATCGAGTTTTATCCCGCACCCGATGATGTCGCGCGAAACCTTCAAGGCCTGGGCCACGGACTTTCTAGTGTTCGGCAATGGATACCTTGAAGCACGCCGCGCTTTGTCCGGCCGCACCATGCGTTTTGAACATTCGCTGAGCCGGTACATGCGCCGGGGCCAGGAGAAGCGCTATTTCTACGTGCCTAACTGGCGCGAAGAACATGAGTTTGTGCCTGGTTCCGTATTTCATCTGCGCGAGCCTGACATCAATCAGGAGCTGTACGGCCTGCCCGAGTACCTGAGCGCGTTGCAGTCGGCGCTGCTGAATGAGTCGGCCACGGTCTTCCGGCGCCGCTACTACGAGAACGGCAGCCACGCCGGTTTCATCATGTACCTGAGCGACAGCGCAGTGAGCAATAGCGATGTGGAGAAGCTGCGCGAGCAGCTGCGCAAGTCCAAGGGGCCGGGCAACTTCCGCAATTTGTTTGTCCATGCCCCAGGCGGCAAGCCTGAAGGCCTCAAGCTGATTCCCGTCAGCGAGATTGCGGCTAAGGATGATTTCAGCGCTATCAAGAACGCGAGCAAGGACGATGTGCTGGCTGCGCATCGCGTTCCGCCTGGACTGCTGGGCATCATCCCCAACAACACGGGCGGCTTCGGCAATGCCAGCCAGTCCCTGGAGGTGTTCCACGCGAACGAAATAGTCCCGCTGCAGGGGCTGTTTGAGACATTCAACGAGTGGGCGGGACTGGATGTTGTGAGGTTCTTGCCGCAGGCCGCAAGAGGACCAAATGCATCATAGGTTGGGCAAGTGCTAAACCTTTCGTAAGAAGGACGCCTTTGCGTCCTTCTTACTATCATTCATTCACAAGACATGATTCACAACATCTAGGGTTAGGCAAATATGGTGCGCTATTTGCAATTCCTTATTTTTTGCCAGATTGGGGAAGTGACGGCTCGAAACATGACGCCTAAATTCGTCCAGAGCAAAGTTCTGCCCGAATTCCCTGGGGCGAGCAATCGCCGCAGCTACGAGCTTTGCCGCAGCCTGCAAAAATTTCTCTGCTGTGTCTCCAACAGACCTATCTGTGTCATCTGAAACGAAGTGCTCAACCCAGATGTCGCCGTTTGGGTTTTTGTACACGGCATGTATCGCAACAGCTGCGGCAGGTCCACCTGAAACGGAAAGTTCTCTTCCCACACTGCAATAGTCACCAAAGCCTGCAAAACCTCCCGTCCTAAAAGTTCTGTGCTGATCAGTGAAAAACTCGGGGGCACGATAGTCAGCATTACGTGACAACTTGTTGAAGTTGTCATTTATGTGTACGAGCTTGTTCCGTGGTAAGAGGTCGAAACTGTGCTGCCCAATCTTCCGATCTTGGATGATGTGAAATCTGACATTTGACCGTGCAGCCAAATCGGAAATCTCCACATCGCTCAATGTGGGGCTTGAGTAGGCCAACGCAACTTCGCGTTGGCTAAACCTTTTTAGGAACCCATCAACATATTGATGTGTTACACCGGGGACGCATCGAAGAACTGGAAGCAAGTTTGGATTGGCGTCTACTATCGGTATCGTTTCATTTAGCCAGGTTTTAACGGCATGTGGTGAGGCGAGTTCATGCTTGTCTGGATTCAAAACGATCCCTAAGCGATTCCCACTTTCACTGTAGCTGCGGAGCAATTTGTTCACTCTCGGCGTGGCAGCAAGCACGGGCTCTATGACCGGTACCAAATTTTCCAAAGACCGATGGTCATCGATCATCGATGCAAGAGCTAACAGTTCTGATTGGCGCGCATAAAAGTACGGAAAATACATCTACAACCCCTTAGTGAGCTTCAACTGCGCGCAGCTTTCCGCGCAACGAACGCTCATTGTGTCAGGGAGTTGAAACTAAATGAAACATTGCCAAGGCAAAAGGTTGCCTATTGCCTGGTCATGCCCGATTACGTCCGCACTAAATAGCCGTAGCGAGGGAAACTAGCGCCCTCGACCTTTGCGGAGCAGAGAGAGGCGTTGCATAGCCCAGAACGCGGAGGCTTGGTGGTAGAGATGTCAAAAAGCTAACGGACGATTCGCCATTTGTTCTAGCTCGCATTGAAGTCAGCAATGCTTCATGGGCTTGGTGGCTTGAAAGTTTCTCAAACAGCTCGCGGTAGTGAGCAGTTATCACGCCATTCGGAAGCTTAGGCTGCGGCCCAAAATGAGTGTGAACGACTTTCATGAACTCGTCGCGCCTAAGCATTCTAAAAACTACACCTGGCTCGATACGTGAAGTGTCTCCTATCGCAGGACGTAGCGTAGAAATCGAATTGTCTCTATTCAGCACCAGGACGCCGATCCGAGAGTCAAGCAATTCCACATAGCGCGCCCCATTGCGAGGGTGCGTAACGACGTTGACGCGATCAAACGCACGAAGATAAGCCGGAGCCTGAGTTGTAAGACGTGAAGGATTGTCGAATTCTGTCTTGACTTCGTAGGCGGTTGTGGTGCCGTTAAAGACTGCTGCATCCACAATCGAATTGTCTACCCCTAGCTCTACTGCCAGACTTGAAGTCCGGGGGCTGTGACGGCCATACACGATCCGGTTGGCGATTGCAGCCTTGTAGACGTACTCGCATCGGTAAGACTTATTGATCTCTTTGAGTGCAGTCTCAAAAAGCTCTCCGACGGTTCTACTTTCCTTTGCTGACCAAATTCCGAGCGCCTTAAACGTATCCACCATTGCTGTGGTCAGGCCATGGCGTGCCATCTCCTCCAATACAGGTCGGGAGAACAAGCGGGATATCAGACGGAGGCGGTCAAGTTGTGTCAT